GATAATAATACAAAAGAATGGTTTAACAAACATATAGCCAAACAATGTTCATTAATAGCAGTAGATGAGATATTAAATTGCACAAGAAATGGATTAGGCGATACTGTTTTTTCAAAAGAATATTGGCAAGAAGTTAAACAAGAAATAAATAAGCTATGAATAAAGTAATAATAGTAGTAGTTATTTGGGAAACAACTAAATACTTTTCAAAAAAGATTTGGTATTATTTACACAATAAATTTTAAAAAATGGAAAAACAAACAGCAGTAGAATGGTTAATAGAACAATTAACTCCTTCAATATCGTTACAACAAAAACATATTGATGAATTAAAAGACAAAGCTAAAGCAAAAGAAAAACAGTATCTAATTGATGAATTAGAAGATATTTTATACGAAGATGATAAGATTGATTTTGATGATCCTAATTATCGACAGTCAGTAATAGAATATGGGCTAAACAAAGTTAATAACCTTAAAAAAGAATTATATGCGAAAAGTTGAAGTAATAGGCTACAAGATAGCTAAAGAAACTTATCACGAATTTGAAAGCCTTACACACGCTGCTGAGCATTGTAAAGCAGCAGTTGAAAGTATTTACCTAGTTTGTCAAGGAAAATTTAAACAAACTAAAGGCTGGTGCTTTGTTTACAAGTCTGAAAACTTCGCCGAGGAAATACAAAGTAAGTTATCCCATCAAACAACCAGGGGCAAATCATCCTGCAAAAAAGTAAAGGTCACAGATACCTATGGGGGTGTTGAAATATACGATAGTGGTTCAGAAGCTGCATCGTTACTCGGAGTAAGCAGAACAACGATTGCACAATGTGCTAACGGTAAACGAAAACACTCATCATTCACTTTTAAATTTATTTAATGAATTGGAAAAAAAGATATCAACAAGCATATTATGATTATAAAATAAGAAAACATAAAGAAGTTTATGAACGTAGTGGGTGCTATAAAACTGAAATACCAGATTATAAAACTGCAAATGGTTTATCAAAATTAATAGTTAATTATATTAATTGGGGTATTATAGGAAACGTAACTAAAATACAAACTCAAGGAAGATTTATACAAGACAAAAATTCTCAAGGTCATAAAATTGAAGGAAGTGGCAAATGGATTAAAGGTACTACTCAACGAGGTACTGCTGATATTATAGGTAGTTTAAATGGAAAAACATTAAATATTGAAATTAAAATAGGTCGTGATAAACCTAGTGAATTTCAATTAAAAATGCAACAAACTAAAAGGTCAGTTTTAGAAATTTATGAGTTCATTTCAACTCCAGAACAATTTTTTGAGTTATACGATAAAATTATAAACTTATGTTAGGACAAAAACTTTCGCCAATCTTAAAAGAGTTATCAGATACGGTAACAGAAAATTTAGGTAATAAACCTAACTATAATATTGAATCATTAAAAGATGTTACAGCTATTTTTATGGATGTTGTTATGGATAAAATGCACGATTTGCAATTGAAAGAAAATATGGATATGCAAACAGCTTGTAATATGGCTGAACAATGTGGCAAAGAACTTAGAGCATTTGTAAAAAAATGGTGTAATGAAGATACATTTGATTTTTATAAACATTAACTTCGCACTTAAATAATGTGTGGTAGCATTATTAATTAAACTTTTTGGCTCGAAGATTTAGGCAGCGACTACCACAGCTCCTAAGTCTAAGAGCCTTTTTTATTTTATGGAATTATTTAAAAAATCAGTAGTGCTTTACTCATTAAAGCAAAAGGCATTTCACATTGAAATATTAGAAGATTATATAAGAAGTAATCTTTACTCATTATCAGTTAAATCTGAACCTCAATATTTTTTAATAGGAATATTTGAAAACGATGAGGATGCAAGTGATTATATAGATATTATTTCAAAGAAATTAAAACTTTAATTATGGACATTAACCACTTTCACGACCTTGTTAAATTAGGTTTGAAGCCTATCCCTATTCAATGGGATGCAAATACAAAAACTGCAATCAGTCACATAGTTAAGCACTCTGAAATAACAGCAGAGAACTATAACTTAGAACAATATCTAAAGCATATAAACGATGCTAATGCAATAGCTATAAAACTATTTGCACCATTTGGAACGTTTGATTTTGACTTAAAGAACACCGAAAATAAATTAGTTTTTAAAGACTGGTTCAACATTATTGCTGCAACGAATGAAGATGTAGTAAGAAAGATTTGCATCGAAACAACAAGAAATGGAGGCTATCACGTTTATTTTAATTATCCTAAACTTTCTCATAAAATTTCAATAGCTGCAAGCGTAACTGGTGCAGAAGTAATTGCAGTTTATACAGGTGGTTTACTTTCTTATTGTTCTCCTACTCCTGGTTATGATATGTTTCATAACTCATTCGAGGACATTGAAGAACTAACAGATGAAGAATATGATTTGTTAGCTTCAACTGCTGCTTTATTTAATGAATATAAACAACTTGATAATGCAGCATCATTTGAGCCTGTACAATACCCATTAGAATATGAAACAACGTGCTTAAATTTCGATGCAAATATTCCTGATGAATACTTTGTGCAATTACTTAATGATTTGTCTTTATTCAAGGTTAGGGATTTCAGATATGGTAAAGAGCATAAGTTTATTGCATACCTTAGAAAAGGATCACTAAGTAAATACTCTGCAAAAGTTTATCCAAAGTCAAAGCGTGTACTACTATTTACTACATCACTTGCAGGATTCCCTAGTTGGGCTGATAATAAAGGCAACGGGGATAAGAGTTGGGTATTAACTCCGAGTAGAATAATTTACTACAAAAACAAACGTGACTGGATAAAAACTATTGAAGAAATTACTATGCTTTGTGACAGCATAGGCATTGAATTAAAACAAAAACCAATAACACAACAGCCCGTAATTAAAGACCGCTTACAGTTCCCTTACGATATATTCCCTGAATATGTGCAGGAATATATTAATTGTCATAATATTCAACACGAATACATAGCAGCGTTTATGTTATCATCTTTGGCTACTGCTATTGGAAACACTTGTTTTTTGGAAGCATTGGACGGTTATAGATTAAAGCCTATAATGTATTTAGCAGTAGTTGCACACGCTGGAGGTGCAAAGTCACCAGCAATGAAAATAGCATTTGAACATCTACAGCAAGCAGATAATGATATGTTTAAAACTCATAAAGTTAAACTTGCAGCATATAGCGAAGAATTAAGTAACTATGAAAAAGATAAAAAAGCCAACACTAAACCTATTAAGCCAACACTTCAACAAAATATTATAAGCGATGCAACTATTGAAACAGTTGTTAACGTATTGCAATATAATAATAAAGGCTGTGTAATGCTTGCAGATGAGTTAATAGGGTTTATGAATAGAATGAATGCTTATAAGCAAGGTGATGATTTGCAGAAATGGCTTGAAATGTGGGATGGTTCAAGTATTATGTTGCAACGTATTAGCCGAGATGAAACTAAGATAAGCGATTATACTTGTAATGTTGTTGGAGGTATTCAACCCGGTATTCTAGAAATATTAAGCAAAGGCGATAATGCTCACAATGGTTTTTATCATAGGTTTTTATTTTGTTATCCTGAACCACAACCTAAAGCATCATTTGAACAACGTTTTAAGCCGTCACATTTAAAGGCTAAAATTGACGATTTATTTTGTGACTTGTCAGAATATAGGCAAAATGAAAATAAAAGCCATTACACACTATCTAATGAAGCGTTTGAACTATATAAAGCGTGGCACGACTATAAAAATTTATATTATAATAGGGCAACTAGTGATTCGGTAAAAGGTATCGTTGCAAAATATCAATCTTACTGCTTGAGGTTTGCTTTGATTATACAAGTAATTAAAGATGGACGGTTTCGTTCTGAAATAATTGAGCAGGATTGTATGGAGCGTGCAATTAGATTAACTGAATATTTTTTAGGCAATATGCAAAAAGCATTGAAAATACTTTCACCTGAAAGTCCGATAGATACTTTACAAGGTGCTTACTTAAATATTTACAACCAGCTCCCTAATATATTCACAACATCTAAAGGAATTGAAATAGCTGAAAGTAACAAAATCAAAGCTGCTGTGTTCAAAGTTTGGATAAGTAGAAAAAAAGAACTATTTAAACAAACCGAAAGAGGCATTTATGAAAAGCTAATTTAACCCCGAAAGGGGTTTTTTTATTGCCAAAGTAACAAAATAACGCCAAAGTAACAACAAAGTAACAACGTAATGTTACTTTACTTTTCAATGGTAGCAAAGGTTTCAGCACCAAAGTAACAAAGTAACAGAAAACATATAGAAATATAAATACTTATTATTATTATATAATATTAGTTTATTACTTATTTACTGCTAAAATCGTGTTACTTTGTTACTTTGTTGAAAATCAAATAGTTAAGTAGTGTTTTATCTGTTACTTTGATGTTACTAATGTTACTTTGTTGATTTATAATGAGTTATATTTTTTTGGTGGTTTGATAAAAACTTCTATAAATTTACAAAGTGAAAAGCACTAATGATATAATTTCAGAATTGTATATTTGCAACGATATTGAAAAAGTCATCAACACTTTGCCGAATTACTGTAAAGAAGATATCAAACAAAATGCTTTTTTAAAGTTGATACAAGTAAATAATTCGTTACTTTTGGAATTATATAATAGTGGAAAGTTGAACGCATACGCTTATAGAGTCATAATAAACGAATTTAAGGACTTTATAAAGAAAAACAAGGAAAGTATAGGGATTGAAAATATAGAGCTTAAAAACGAAGACTATGAAGAAATAAATATTAACTTTGATTCGTTGGAATGGTACGAATCAGAACTGCTTAAACTTCGTGAGCAACATACACTCCGAGGAATTGAGCAATTAACGAACATTTCACACAATACTATAAACTCAATTTTGAATAATATTTCTAAAAAAATAATAAATGGAAAAGAAAAATACACAACAACCACAAAAATTTGATTACACCGAATTCTTAGAAGCAAATAAGTTTCTTAATGAAAGAATTGAATTAGACATTGACATTTATCCCAGTGACGAAGATTTAAAGACTTTTCAAAAAATAGCGAAAACAATAGATGCTGAAAGATATTTCACTATTTATGGGTGCCAGTCTTGTGTTAGAGAATTAGTTAAATTTGTTTACGATAATCAAACTAACAATGCCAAAGCCTAAAGCAATAGAAAGTCCTGAAAGACTATGGGAGTTATTTATTGAATACGTTGAAAAAGAACGTAATAACCCTATGTATAGACGTGACTATGTAGGAAAAGATGGTAATGAAAAAGATACACCTTTACAAGTTCCTATAACTTTTGAGGGATTTGAATGTTATTTATGGGATATGAATATTATATCTCATTTAAGCGATTATTCAGCAAATAAGAACGGAGTTTATGATGCCTATTCGACTATCTTAACACGCATTAAGCAAAATTGTTTTATTCAAAACTTTAAAGGTGCAAGTGTTGGCTTATTTAATGCTAATATAATTGCACGCAAACTAAATCTTGTTGAACGTTCACAAACTGAAATAGTTGAAATGCCATTATTCCCAAATGAATAAGATTAAAAAACATATTCCATATTCAAAAGTAGGTGACATAGCTAAAATAGGTTATCTTTATTATCAATGTATTGATGTTGATTTATGGGAAGAAACTGAAAACCAAAAATATAATTTCTAAATGTTCATACGAACAACTGCGATAAACAAAATACTTAAACTTAATAAGTTTGTTCGTGGTGTGCAAGGTGGAACTAGTGCCGGTAAAACTTATGCAATACTCCCCATCCTTATAGACATAGCTGCAAAGAATAAACAAACTGATATATCAGTTGTCAGCGAATCAATCCCACATCTTAAACGTGGTTGCATTAAAGACTTCAAAAAAATAATGGTTGATACAGGCCGATGGGTTGATGGCAGGTGGAACGCTTCAGACTTTAAATATACTTTTGCTAATGGTTCGCAGATTGAGTTCTTTAGTGCAGACAGTGATGCAAAACTTAGAGGTGCAAGGCGTGACTGGTTATATATGAACGAGTGCAACAACATTGTTTTCAACGCTTACAATGAATTAGCAATGAGAACGAAAGAGGG